TATTGGTAAAAATTTACCGCACCCAGCGGGTATAAAGAGGGGGATGGAATGGCAGACGACATCATAGAACAGAGTCCAGGGGAGGAAACACCCCAAACAGCACCCATTCGGACATTCACACAGGAGGAGTTGAACCGCATTACGGGTCAAAGAGTCGCTGAGGAACGGGCTAAGTACGGCGATGTTGAGGCTTTACGGTTGAGGGCGGCAAAAGCTGACGAGCTAGAGCAAGCGCAATTGACCGAGAAAGAACGCCTCGAAGTGAGACTTGCGGAACAACAGAAAACCAACCTGGACGCACTTGGGCGTATATCCAGTATGGCTATACAGAGCGATATTAAAGTCAGAGCGAGTCAGATGGGCATCATAGACCCTGATGCCGCTGTTGCTTTGATAGACAGAGGCTCCGTGGCGTACTCGGAGGAATCAGGGGTGACGGGGGTAGAGATGGCATTGGAAGCCTTGATTGTTTCCAAGCCATATCTCAAAGGCGTTGCAGCTGCGCCAAATCTCAATGCTGGCAATCGCCAGGCTGCCGCACCGCCCATTGCGTTGACGGCAGAACAGAGAGAGGCGGCCAAACTGTTGAACCTTCCCGAAGACGACTATATGAAGGGTCTGATACAAGCAAGTTCATAAATCTCGAATAGAACGAGTAAGGAGACAAACATGGCTGGATTTGAATGGAAATATAACCTGAGTGGCGGAAGGCCGTTGATTCAGACATTTTTTATGGCAGACACAGAGACATTAACCAAAGGCGACATGGTGAACCTTCAAACGGGTGAAGGCGACCTTGCCGTAACCACGGATACAGCAATCCTGGGAGTAATGCAAGGGGCCGAAAACCCAGACGATGAAGCATCATCAGGTGTGGTAGCTGGAACAGATTCAACGACCCTCATCAAGGTGATTGTGAATCCCGACGCTGTGTATGAGGACGTGGACGATACGACCGCCCGCCAACCTGGAGCCACTCTGGACATAGCTGGAACCACGGGAGCGCAAATCCTCGCCACATCTTCCAACACTGAATTCAACGTGGTGGAACGCAAGAGACAAGCAACCGACCCAACCAGGGTCGTGATTATGCACGCCCTGCACCCATTCAACGCATAATATAATTAGAACAGGAGACCGATATGCCGCTAACAACTGGAAACTTCGCAAAGCTGCTGGAGCCAGGTTTAAGGCAGATATTCTTTCTTGGAATGTCTCGCCCTGCACCTGTAGTCGGCACGCTTTTCGGCTCAGAGGTATCGAACAAGAGCAAAGAGGAATACCAATCCATCGGGGCCACGGGCTTAGTGCCTGCATGGTCAGGCACAGTGCCTTATGAGGATGTCCACGGTGGATATCTCACCACGATTCGCAACTATGAATTCGCATCTGGTATCACCGTAGAGCGGACATTGGTGGACGATGACCAATACAACGTCATCCGCCGCCGTGCGACCAACCTGGGTGACAGCTTCTCAAACACTATCGAGCATGATGCTGCACAGGTGTTCATCAATGGCTTCACCGACTCAGGGACTAACCGAATGGGCGCATCCACCAATGGTGCAGACGGTGTGGGGCTTCTGTCCACGGCTCACCCAGGTCGTCCAGACGGTGGAGGCTCTACCCAGAGCAATGAAGGAACAGCTGCTTTAACCATCGCCAACCTGGACACGGCGAGACAAGCCATGATGAACTACACCGACGACAAAGGCGTACTGCTTGGTGTAAACCCTGACCTGCTTCTTGTGCCACCAGAACTGGAAAGGACTGCCACACAGATTGTGAGCGAGCGGGCATTGTATGAGCCTGGTTCAACACAGTTCGATGTGAATATGTTCGCAGGCCGAGTTCGTCCCATTGTCTGGAACCGTCTTACCGACTCCAACGCATGGTATTTGATGGACTCTAGAATGATGTCACAGCATCTGATATTCCAGTGGAGAATACAGCCAGAGTTCGCTCAGGCTGAGGACTTCGACGGGATGCAGGCCAAGTATCGTGGCTATATGCGCTACGGTATCGGCTGGACTGACTGGAGATGGATATACGGAAACAACCCCGCTTAATTTAAGCGTGTGGTTGACTGAACTGATGGCGGGGGTATCTCTTCTACCCCCGCCATTGGTCACTTGAATAGAAAGGAGTCCCTTGAATAGACACATACCTTCATCTCAAATCGTCCAAGACATCGACAGCATACGACGACTCTTGGGTACTACCAAAGCAAGCCTCTGGCCTGGGTTTGAATCCACCGGCGTACTGGTCACTGGGTTATCGGTGGGTGACCTTATCCCGTCTGAGACATCCGCTGCTGCCGAAGCCTTGGAGGACGACTTCTCACCGCTTCTGCATCCAGGTGGAATACATAGCTACCATATACACCCCACGGGTGACCATCATTTTTCTGGTATAGACTCAGGGAATTACTCATTCACTGATAACTCAGATGATGATGAAGCCTTCTCTGTGGGTGCGTTTATTTGGCCTCAAGCCATCGCCTCCAATGCCATCATGGGGAAATATGACTCAGCTGGGAATAAAGAGGAATGGCGGTTCTGGATAGATGCCGCAGGTAAATTAGACCTTGAACTGCATGATGCTTCTGCCTCTGCTACTGAAATAGGGGTAAGTGATGCAGCCCTTACGCTTGGAGTACCAGGATTGGCTATTGCCACATATGACGGAGCGCAGGCAACCCCTGCCGTGAATCTTTATTTCAACGACACATTGCTGAATGCAAGTTCTGCCACCACAGAGACGGGGAGTTATGTAGGTATGGAAAACACCACGGCTCCGCTCACCGTTGGATGTGGTGGAGTGTCGGCTACCCCGACAACTGAATTCCACGGGCGCATGGCCCTGCCATTTATAACAGGCAAGGTTTTGAATGCCACGGAGCGTACATCCCTTTTCAACATTTATCGCAGCCTGTTGGGGTTCTAAGATGCCCATAGAAAAGCACGAAATCAAGGTCAGCACCACAGGTGGAGACGCATCTGCCACAGGGTCAACCGTGTTGGCTCTGCCACTCTGTGAGTTGGTGGCGGTGTATTGTGATTTCCATGCCACAGCACCAGCCTCAACGGATACGACGATTAGCAGCCCTGGTAATCCAGCCGCTTTGACGTTGCTGACCATCACCAATTCTGCAACAGATGGCTGGTACTATCCTACTGTCCAGAAAGACAACAATGCAGGGGCGGCCATCACGGGTGATTACGCCCAACCAGTGATTCATGGGAATCTGTCCATCTCGCTGGCAGGCAGTAACGCTTTGACAGACGCTCTAGTAGCTACGGTCTATGTGAGGACATAAATGGCATTTACATACACAGCTGGAAGCACGGCAAACTTAGACAGGGTACGTCTTGAGATAGGCGACACCGATGAAGATAGGTCACTGTTCACAGATGAGGAAATCAACGACCTCATCGTACAGGAGGGCGCAGTCTATTCGTCTGCGGCGAGGGCGTGTGAGATTCTGGCGGTTCGCTTTGCCAGGGATTTTAATTTCACTGCTGACGGAGCTAGTTTTCAAAAAGCATCTGTGGCTCAGATGTATGCCACACTCGCCAAGCGGTTACGGGCTAGAGGACGAGGAACCACGGTAGTACAGACCCGCCGCAAAGATGCGTATAGCGACGACATCAACAGCGACACAGCCGCCACTGGTGGTACGGTAGATTTTGACCGTGGACGTTTTGACCTATGACCTCTCTGCTCAGTAATGGTGATATGACATATGTACGGGGACAGGCTGAAACCCTTCTGCCCGACCAATGTGACATTCGTCAACGGGGGTTAGTTTCGGACGGACAGGGAGGGTTTTCTGAAGCCTTTGCGATAGCATATCCAAACATCTCGTGCCGGCTTACAGAGCAGAGCGGCAATGAGAATACCACGGGTGGCGTTGAGGGTGCTGACTCAGGATGGATTTTAACTCTGCCATATGACCAGAGCATTGAGCGAGACGACCAGGTATCTCATGGGGCAATAACCTATGAAGTCGTCTTTGTTAATTCGGCACGGTCATATGACACTGTGCGGAGAGTGACGCTACGGAGAATCAACTAGAACGCATTGCCTGCCGTAAATGCAAGCGGCTAATCGCCCGTGTCTATTTAGAGGGCAACGGCAAGGTCGAGATTAAATGTGCTTCCTGTAACACCATGAACCTCATCACTTCCCAAGCTATCGACGGGGTATTGGTTCCTGATGGGACGGGTGGGTTTCTTCTGGGTTCATAGATGGTATAATAAGGGGAATGCCCTCTGGTGCAAGCGGAGGCTCTGATACTTGCACTATCGGGGCCTATGCTACATCGGAGGGTTTTGTTATGCCTGCTTATAGGCCAGCCGAGGAGCGATTTTGGGAAAAGGTTAATAAAACTGACACCTGCTGGTTATGGACGGGCAGCAGTCTCTTTCGAGGGTACGGACAATTGAGAGTTAAGGGGAAATTGGTGTTAGCCCACCGATTTGCGTATGAATTGACCATTGGCCCTATCCCATTAGGGTTGACCCTCGACCACCTTTGTCGCACCCCAGCTTGTGTACACCCGCAGCATTTAGAGCCTGTCACCCATGCTGAGAACGTCCTTCGTGGTGTTGGGCCAGCGGCAGCAAACGCTCGAAAAACGCATTGTCCACAAGGCCATCCATATGACCTACTTAACACTTATATGCGTCCATCCAAAACGTGGCGCGAATGTCGTGCCTGCCACCATGCTCGCCGTACTTGACAACTTAATCTGGCAGGGATTAATCTGCTTCAGTGGGGCATCCCCCATCACAATTGAATATGCCAGAGGCTTGCGAAGCCTAGAAGCCCTTTGAGGCTACAAATAGAGACTCCTTTGAAGTCCCGCACATCTAAATGCGGGGCTTTTTTTATTGGAGGAAAAATGCCAGGATTTGACGTAAGTGTAGAGGTCAAGGTGGACACCGCAAAGCTGCGAGCCATCATTGAACAAGCGAAGCCCAAGCTGGAGAAGGTTGTTCAGATTGCCGCCCGTGAGATAGAGAGAGATGGGAAGCGGGCAGCTCCCGTGGATACTGGGGCAACCAAGAACAGTATCCAACCTGAGTTCAAGGGGTTGTCAGCTCGTATCGGGCCATCCACGGAATACGCCATACACCTGGAATTCGGCACAGTATCTATGCCTGCCCGCCCATTTATGATACCCGCCCTGGAATCTGCTCGCCCCAGGTTCATTAAAGCAATCCAAGAGGTGGTGAAGGTTGGCTAACTTCCGAGTGAATGTGGATAAGGCTGTGTACACTGCGTTGAATGTAGCAGCGGTAACCAATGTTGCCAGTGGTGGGGTATTTAATATGCTGGCCCCCAAAGGCACGACTCCACCATATGTGGTATTCCAGGCGATGTCCAAAACAGATGACCATGCCTTTGCATTACGGGGTGGTAATGCCGTCTATATGATTAAGGCGATATCGAAGCAGCCGTGGCCTAAAGAGGCTCTTGACGTTGACACCGAGGTTGATACCGTGATGGAAGATGCAGTCCTTTCCATTACTGGATTTAATCTTCTCAGTTGCCGACGGGAAGAGGATATCTACTTAACAGAGGATAGCGGCGGCGTTTTATGGCATCACGTTGGCGGACTTTACCGCATCATTGCAGACGAGACTTAATGGAGACTTATTATGTGGCGAATCGTAAATTGATTATCACCAACGCCGCAGGTAGCGTTCCATCTGTAGTCAAGGTTGATACTGATGAGGTGTTTAGTTTGGACGGTACTGAGGTTGTGGACGTGTCCAACCTGTTGCAGTTGCTCGCTATACGTCCATACGAAGGCACTACACCCCCTCTAACCATTGAACCAGTAGTAACCGACACATTGACCCAAGACACCCCTAGAAAACGACGACCAGCAATAAGGAGTAAATAACAATGTCAACAAGAATTCACGCGAAAGCCGCTGAGATAGTCGTTGATGAATTTGACATCAGCGGCGTAACAAATAGCGTTGCCATCGACATCAATAGACCGATGGCGAATGTGACGGCATATGCAGATACGGATGCAACGTATATAGCCGGCAAACCTGGGTTCACAATCGGGGTCGATGGACTCTGGTCGAAGGCCAGCCCAAACTACGATGCTGAAATGTTTGCAGATTTGACGGCTGAAAATCGGCTCGTGGGTGTTTATCCCAATCAGATGACTGCTGGAGAGCGAGGCTATGAAGCCGTATCTGATATTTCATCATCCCCACGTACTGCATCATTTAATGAAGTTATCGCCCTGAATGTCACATGGCAGGGGGATACGCCTTTGGTCAGGTCGTGGTCGATGCACCGAGCAACGGCAGTTGGAGCAACGGCTAATGGAGTGTCGTTTCAGGTGGGTGCGCTTTCAGCAACGCAGAAAATGTCCGCTGTACTGCGTGTTTTCGCTGCTCCTGGTGGGGCTGGGAATAATACATTGGACGCAATCATTGCCTCTGACAGTGCCGAGGATTTTAGTGGGTCGCCGGCAACTCAAATCTCTTTCACGCAGTTGACACAAAGCAGCGTGGCTTTATCAGAGGCAATTACCGTTGACGGTGCTGAATCGGATACATGGTGGAGGGTTCAATTTACTTATGCTGGGGCTGGTAGCAGAACATTTAACGTCGCTATATCACTGGGCATTTCGGACATATAAGGAGGCATCATGGCTAGAACGCATGGGAAGAATGTAAATTATGCATTCAACTCGGTTAACCTGGAGGGCGAACTGAGCCAAGTGGTTCAGACCGTTGATGTAAGTGCCACGGATGTCACATCATTTGCGGATGTATACCAGAATTCTCTGGCGGGGAAGAAATCCGTCACGACTGAAATCACTGGGTCATTCAACCCCTCCGCAGGTGGAGGGGATATCACGCTATACAACAACATCAACAATGGAGCAGCTGCCACGTCAGTTTTTGACCCCACGGGTAGCGGCCCTGGCACTAATGACCCTGAGTTCCAATGCACTGCATCGGGCTTAACGGGCGCATTAGTATCCTCGTACAGAATGTCGTTTCCTGTTGGTGATAAGGCCTCATATACGGCCACAATCCAACACAGCGGTCTAACAACTAGAGCGGTATCATAAGGAGGAATCATGGCTAGAACACATGGAAAGAATGTTGACATTGCGTATGCAGGCGTAGCACTGGAAGATGAAGCGAGTAACGTGACGCTGGACTTCAGCGTTCCAGCGAGTGATATCACATCATTTGCCGATACTTATCAAAATAGTTTGGCTGGTAAACCAGCGGCAACATTGTCCATTGATGGATTTTTAGACCCAGCTGGGAGTCAAGGCGATGCAACCATATTCGGTGACCTGGGAGGAGCAGCCCAAACCTGGGACTTCGAGCCTGATGGAACCACGGGCTACAATGGCTATGCTATTATCACCAGTTACAGAATAACGGCTCCAGTGGATGGGGCAATTACTTATAACGTAAGTATGAACCACAACGGCACAGCAGCCGCAGCTGATGCAGCCGCACCAACCAGAGCATAACTTAAGGAGATAAATGGCTAACACAGAGACTCCACGGAAGTCCAAAATTGACCCTGTACGGGTGGCATCTGATGACTGCGCTATAAGCGTGGGACGAGTTATGGTGGATGGTGTAATTACCGAAGCTGGCACTCAGAACTTCGTACATAAGGGCGAATGGGTAGACATCATTCCCGTACAGACTATGCGGGAGACTATGGCAATAACTCGGCTGATGGGTGGAGGAGAGAGCGAATCAACCATAGATGCCGCCCGTCGATTAACTGCACCGTTTGAAGAATTGTGCGAGGTTCTGGCGAAGCGGGTCATGGATTGGAACTGGACGGATAACTGGGGCGACCCAATGCCGAACCCACAAGATGACCCTGGTGTCCTGAGAGATTTGTCCAATGACGAATTGTTCTGGCTTATCGGGGCGGCTCAAAACGGAGCAGGGACAGACCGAAAAAACGACTCCACGCCCTAGCTCAATGGATATTCGGTGAGCCGGGGCAAGTCGAGCAACCGCCAGAGGTGGCTATAAGCATTATTTGTGCATCGTTTGGGTGTACGCCAGATGTGGCGTTGGAGCAAGACCCTAAATGGGTATATGCCATTATGGATTACAGGTTGGCACAATCGGCAAAGGAATTACAAAACAGCAAACAGGCTACGGACATGAGCGAGGGACAGGCTCAAATGTTAAACGATTTGGCGGGAATGTTGAGGGACGATTAAATGGCTGATGCCGCAACGTTATCGGTACTACTGAACGTCAATGACCAGATGACTGGGG